TGCCAGCAGCCTAACTATAGCTGGCTAAGGTTAAAGAATAAAGAACAGTTTAAAATACACCATGTATGTTTTGGATGTTCAGAAAGACCTTGTAATAAAGAGACATGTCAGTGTGACTGTCACAAGAAGGAGAAGTAAATGGCAACATCAGGTACATATAGCTTTAGCATGGACATAGATGAAGTAATTGAAGAAGCTATGGAGATGATTGGTGGAGAGGCTACACTCGGTAATGAACCAAAGTCTGCTCGCCGTTCTATTAACTTACTTCTACAAGACTGGCAGAACCGTGGCATTCAGCTGTGGACTGTGGGTACAACTACTGTTACTGTAACTACAAGTGTTACATCTTATACACTAGGTGGTGAGAATGTAGATGTACTAGAAGCCGTTTTAAATCGTGATAGCGTTGATATACAACTAGAGCGTATTAGCATGGAAGAATACTTAAAGATACCACGTAAGGGACAGACAGGTCGTCCTACTCAGTTTGCTGTACGCCGTGAGCGTGATGCTTCTAAAGTATTTTTATGGCCTATACCTGAAAATAATACAGATGCACTCAAGTTAGAAACCTTTACATATATGCAAGATGTAACAAGGTCTTCACAAACTGCAGATATATCTCGTAGGTTTTATCCTTGTTTAACTGCAGGTACAGCCTACTTTATGTCAATGAAACGTCCTGGTGTAGATGCTGGACGTATTGCTATGATTAAACAAGAGTATGAAGAAAGACTTATGAGAGCGCAAGAGGAAGATAAAGAACGTGCAAGTATGTTTGTACTTCCAGGTCTTAGGTAAGATATGAGAGCAAAAAGAGCATTAGGTTTATGTGATACCTGTGGTTTTCGGTATGAGTTAAGAACTTTAAAAAAGAATAGCTATGGAATGATGGTTTGCCCAGAAGACTGGGAAGGAAGTTATGACTTAAAGAATCATCCACAGAATAGAACCGCAAGATTAAGAGAAACAAATTTTATTAAAAATGCAAGACCTGACCCAAATATAGATAGAAACTTAAATTGGGAAGTTGTAACTACTAACTGGGAAAATACCAACAAGGACTGGAATATTATATAATGACAGATTTAACAGGAAAACAAATTGCAAATACTTATAAGAATTTAATAACAGTTCAGACAAGTGTTGAAAATTCAGGCTTCGATGGAAACCTTCGACCAGTTCAATCTGGTGACGGTACAAGCTCTGCTTTAAAGTTATCTCAAACAGATGCAGCCTTTGCAGGTGATGTGAGTGTTTTTGGTAACTTAAGAGTTGCAGGTGTTTTTGAGCCAGGTACTATAAATGCAACAAATATATCTGCTGTAGATATTGGTGCAAGTAGTATAACGACACAGAGTCTTACTGCTGAAACACTAATATTTCAAGATGTAAGTGTAAGTAGTTTACGTACAGGTAATCTATATGCTCAGACAGTAAGTGCTGAGACAATCAGTGCTACTAATATTAATACAACAAACATTACAGTCAACGGTGATGGTGTAGCTTCAAGTGCTGCGCTTACATCTGTAGAGGCTCTTATATCTAGTAACATTGTATTTATTCTTAATGCACAATCATCTGTTCTAGCTGTATTAGCTGGTTTATCTTCAACAGATACAGGCTTACAAAACAATATTGATTTTGTATCTGCAACAGTATCAGCAGTTAATACTCAAGTAGGAATTAACTCTTCACAGATAGCTACATTAAGTACATCTATTGCAGCTAATGCTTCAGCCATAACTTCTATTAATACTGTTATAGGTACTCTTGCAAGTATTGGAACATCAGCTGCATTAGAAAGCAGGATTGCTAGTGTATCTTCTACAATGGCTACCAGTATTGCTAATGTATCATCTGCATTAGAATCACGTATATCTGATGTATCAGTTCTTACTTCTAATAATGCTACTGCTATTAATGTTGTATCAGCTGCATTGGTATCTACCGCTGCCGTTTTAACAACTAATATTAACACGGTTTCAGCAGGGTTGTCAATAGCTAATGTTAGTATTGCGGCAAATGCTTCTGCAATCGCTGCAGTATCTGCGTTGATTCCTACATCTTTAACAGATTTAAATATCTCTGATGGTACTAATGGACAGTTCTTACAAACAAACGGAACTGGTACATTCTCATTTGCTTCTGTTACGCAAGGTGTAGGCGGTCTTACAGCTATTACAGCAGGTACAAATATAGCCTTTACAGTTAATGGTACAAGCGCAACAAACATTACTACAAGTGGTACTGTTAATGTTACTGGTGTCTTACCTCTAGCAGGTGGGACAATGACTGGTAATCTTATTTTAAATGCTAACCCTACAGCAGACCTTGGTGCAGCCACTAAACAATATGTTGATAATCTATCTTCTAGTTCTATTCACTTCCATGAGGCAGTTAGACTTGAACAACCAGGACCAGTATCTGCCACTTATGATAACGGTACAGATGGTGTAGGTGCCACGCTAACTAATGCAGGAACACAATCTATATTAATAGTTGACGGTGTAACAGCTGTTAATGATGACCGTATTCTTATTTATGAACAAGTGTCAGCCACACAGAATGGTGTATATGTAGTTACAACTATTGGTTCGCCTAGTACTAACTGGGTACTTACACGTTCTTCAGATGCAAATACTGCAGGACCTGGTTCTTCTACTCAACTAGATGCAGGCTCTTATTTCTTTGTTACTGATGGTAACACAGGAGCAGGTGAGTCTTATATTTGTAACGTAGACACATCTATTGTCTTTGGTACTACTGACATTACCTTTGTACAGTTTAGCTCAGCTATTCAGTATACAGCAGGAACTAACATTAACATATCAAATGACCGTATTATTTCTACATCAGGTGTTCCTACTAATGCTGAGTTAGCTGCAGTATCTGCAACATTAGCTACTAGCATTGCTAACGTATCTGCTACATTAGAAGGCAGGATTGCTACAGTTTCCTCTACAATGGCAACATCTATTGCTAATAGTAATTCTGCCATTGCTGCTGTTTCAGTTCTTACTCAGACAAACTTAGATGCAATTAGTTCTGTGAATGCAATTGCTATAGCAGCAGCCAGCGCAGGAACTTCTGCTACGCTTGAAACACGTATTGCTACAGTGTCCTCTACAATGGCAACAAGCATTGGTAATAGTAATGCTGCTATTACTTCTATTAATAACGTGGCATATCTTAAGAACACAGCACTAAGCGCAACAACTGGTACATTCACAGGCATAGTTAGTGTTTCACAACTTGTAGCTGCAAGCGCAGTAATAGGAACACCAAGTCAGTGGAAAATTTATGTATCTTCTAATAACCTTAAGTTTTCTTATGGGGGTGTAACTAAAATAAGAGTTAACACTTCAGGTGCTTTACAAGTATCTGATGACCTAGAAGCTTTCACAACTTTGAGTTAAAAAATGGCAATTAAATCTTCAGGTAATTTATCAATGTTAAATGACATTGTTGCTGAGTTCGGTGGCAGTGAACCACACAAGATATCTGATTATTATAGTGAAGGAGATTTGCCAACTACAGGATATATTACTTTCTCTGATTTTTATGGACAAAGTGCCGTTGTAATAATTAATCTTACAATCTCAGCAAATACTAATAACTATAATATATTTAATAGTAAGGGTGGTACATATGTTGCAGGTAAAACAATTGTTAACTTAACTATTAATTCTGGTGTTACAGTTGGTTCTACCTCCACAGGTACTTATGCTTTAGACACAGGGAGTGGCTGGGCATCTGGTGATGTGATTAATATTGTAAATAATGGTACTGTTAAAGGCCGTGGCGGTAATGGTGGTGCTGGTGGTAATGTTGTATATAATGGCTCTATTTCTGCTGGTTCTGCTGGTGGAACAGGTGGTCCTGCTTTCCGTGCACAGTTTGCCTGTACATTTACAAATAACGGCTCTGTCTATGGTGGAGGCGGCGGTGGCGGCGGCGGTGGCTCAGAATATTTTGTAATACCTGGTAAATTTGGAAATGACTTTGCTGCTCGTGCAGGTAATGGAGGTGGTGGCGGCGCAGGTGTAAATGGCGGCTCTGGAGGTGCTGGTGGTTCAGCGTCTGGTGGTACGGGTGTTAGTGGAAATAGTCCAGGTAATGCTGGTAATCCTGGAACAGCTACAGCTGGTGGTGCTGCTCCTACAAATCCAATACTTAATAACGCTAAGGCATCTGGTGCAGGAGGAGGTTTAGGAGCTAACGGTGCTGCTGGAACAAATGGAGATGTTACTTTCGCAACTGCTCCTAAAGCAGCTAGAAATGGAGGAGCAGGAGGAACACGTGGATTCTATCAGGTAGGAGCCGCAAGTATTAATGGTGGTTCTGGTATAAGTGGAACAGTAGGTGGTAGAAGTTCTTAGTTGACATTAATTAACATAAAGGTTATAATAGTAAAATGAATTATAAAATACATGTATCAGGTTATATTGAAGAGACGCAGCAATTACTTGTATCTTTTTCCAGTGATGAAACAAAACTTGAAGCTAAAGATTATCAGTCTATGGCCTTTGATATTGTTCATTATGGTGATGTAAGCATTGAAGAAATATTAAAGAGTATAGCTAGACAAGCTCCTACTGTTTGTCAAGATATTATTACTTATGAATCTATTACGAATAACGATGAAAAATCAGAAGAGCTTAGAAGTTTAATTGGACAAAGTTTTGATTATGAGTTCTCTGATTTATTTGATGTAGACATTTCAAGTAGAGCAAATGCAAGAGCACCTGAACCAATAGAAAGTGAAACATTATAATGACTATTACAAGTGATATTAATTTTAACAGTAATATAAATACTGATAATAATATTCTAGTAGCGGCAGCCTTTAATATTAAAAAAGGTCAATTTATAGGTAGAGATGATATACGTGAGATAGCACATAATAAAAGTCAAGTTATTCCTCACCCTACAATTACTGGTTTAATTAAAGGCGGTGAAAATAATATAATGACTAAGGGTCGTATTCGTATAGTATATAAACTAGATGAAGATATTACTGAAGAAGAAATTAAAAATTATATTCAATATGTTGAGGCAGACTTAGTTAATGGAAAAGCTATCTATGTAGAAGCTGCACATGAGCTACATGTTTTTTATACTGCAGTATATACTCAAAAAACATTTAAAGAGTTTCCTATTAAGTATCAGCCTATAGCTAATAAAGCTACTATGCTTTTCAGTGAAGGAAGTGATTTATTTTGTTGTCTTAGAATAGATGGTGAGCCTGAAGCATGGACAGTAGAATATAGAGATATTACTGATACAGCCATAATAGATAAAAAAGGAGAGACATGTTATATTATATTTAGCACTGATGTTTCTTCTGGTGATATATCTTTATCCCGTGCTAAAGCATATAAACTAACATCAGATACTATTGATATTACTGTTACCGAAAATACGAAAGTTATAAGGATGTATCGTGATTAATTTTATTAAAGCAATTTATTATTTTAATAAACTAAGGACAGATAGACCAGAAGATAAACCTAAAAGAGTTTCTAAAATAATAAATTTATTTGGAACAAAAAGATACTTAAAGAAACGTGCTAAGTTTTTTTCTAATCCAGAAAATACAGAATTATTATATCGTAATAAAACTTTATATACATTACTTAAAGACTATAAACAATTTCGTAACTATAAAGAAGGAACTTTAGGAAAAGAACTTTATAATTTTTTAAGCTCTGAAGAAGTTGACTATGCTAAAATAATAGCAGACTTTGCAGATTTTAATGATGAGTATGGTAAACGTGAGAAAAGTATGCATGATATTATACATGTTGTCTTTGGTTATAGTCGTTCTCGTTTTGGAGAAGGGGCTACATTAATTACAGATTATTGGCAGGGTAATTCTTTTGGGTTTGCTTTTATAACTTTACTAGCCCTTATTAGACAGAGTATATTAAAACCTTCTGCTGCTCCTATAATGTTTACTGCACTTAAAGATGTATATAAAAGACAACAAGGTATAGGTTTACATTTATATCCATTTGAAGATAATTTAAAGAAAGATATAAATCAGGTAAGGAAAGAACTAAGAATACCTGCTAAAACAAAAGCTATTTACATTTCTGAGAAGTATTCTTCATGGGGATGACATTGTTTATTTAGTAGTTTTACTGTATAATATAACAATATATTTTACATTTAACTAATAACTAGTAGGAATAATAATAATATGCAGGAAGAAACAAAGCAAGTTATAGATGTAACAGCAGGCGGTGTAACACTAGGGGCATACTTTGCTTGGATTCCAGAGGCCACCGCAGTTGCTTCTCTTGTCTGGGTACTTCTACGTATTTGGGAAACTGAGACAGTTCAGAAATTATTAAATAAAGAATAGGATAAAAAGATGGCATCAACATATACTTCACGTATTAGGCTGGAAAAACAAGGTGATGGTGAAAACGCTAACACATGGGGATTAAGGCTTAACCAAAATACTA